TCAAAGCACGTGACGCTGACCATGCCGATCATGCCGCATGCGCAGATTGGTCTCTGAAGGCTGGTGGATTGGGCCCTGGCAAGTACAAACCCAAGACCGGCTCTATGTTGAGCGGCAGTTGGGCAAGCCTGGCTGACTATGGCGCTTACGATGGGTCTGTGGACTTCACTCCGATTTCAACCACCAATGGTGAGTCATCACTTGGATTCTCCGAAGACTTCACTGACTTGATCACTGAGGTTGTCAGCGACAGCGAGACCAAGATTGAAGGCAATGACATTCTGACAGTGAACCAAGACCGCGTGATGAAGTCGGGTGGCGACGTGCTTGATCATAACCTGGGTGAGCGTGAGATTGCTTCCGGCGAGGAGTTGAAGATCATCTCAGACGTCAAGGTCACTATCAAGGCTCCTTCCATCAAACTGGATGGCCCTGTCACATCAGCCCCAGCGAAGGCTTTGATGTTCACCCCAATCGCAAGCACCGCAGAGCTGGGCGCGGCCAGCGCAGTGCCCTCCGGGACGGTCGCTGTGTATATCGACAACACAGGCGCTCTGAAACGTGCTCAAAGCAACGGGACGACATGGACTGTCCTGACCTAACATAAGGAACGAAAATGGCAGCAAACTTCTACAGCGACAGGGCTGACGGCACGAAGGTGCACTATGTGGACTTTGACTTGAACCTCACTGTCCATCCTGTGACCCGCGACTTCGTGATGAAGATCAACGAGAAGGCTATCATGCAATCCCTACGGAACTGTGTGATGGCCTCTGAGGGAGACTTCGTGATGGAGAATGATATTGGGGGCGGTCTGGATGACCTTCTGTTCGAGAGCAACAGCGCATTGATTGTTTTCAACGCCAAGCGCCGGATCGAGGAGACTATCAACAATCACGAGAAGCGCATTGAGTTGATCGATGTGAATGTATTCCGCACTGAGGACTTACACGGCATCGTGTTCGAGATTCAATTCATGTTCGCCAACCGTCCTGACATCGTCACCGAGACAATCCGCGTGGATCGGAGGCGCTAAAACAAAATGCCCCTGGGATAGTCCCAGGGGCATTTTTCTTTTGGCTTAGAGCACTGTTATTTCATACTGATCCAACACCTTGCTCTTACTCATCTTCAGCCACGACTGAATTTGTTTGTCCGTGGGCTTCTTCTCCAAGTACCAAACCTTGTTGAAGGCTTCAGCGCCGTCTTCGGGCTGGATCGCAGCAAACACCTTGTACACGAAGCCACGCGCCTTCGCAACGAAGTCTTCACTCACCACGCGGGGCGCTGGGGCTTCCGGGCCACCCTGGAGGTTGATCCAGTGGTCACGCACCAGAGCAAGTTTGTCCAACCCGCCTGCCTGAAGGTGTTCGCCCAGAGCACGTTCCACGTCAGCCTGAGTGGCGTTACTGTAGAACAACAGGAGGTCTGCGACCGTCTTGCCCACAGTCGGGAAGTTCGGCATCAAGCTCAACTCCAAGGTGATGCCCTGGTTGAAGCGCGCATTCTCATTGTAGCAGTCAGAGGCGATGATGGCGAATACCTCAGTGCCATTCTCCAATACGCGGGAGAAGCGGTGTTTCAGAGCAGCGTTGTAGGGAGCGGAGTTCAATACAGCATTCATGGTCAATTCCTTTCGTGTGGATAGAGAGTCAAGTACAATATGACGTATTCTATCCCTCAACTTAGGAAAAAGTAAAGTGAAAAATAAAAAGTCCCAGCTTTTGCCGGGACTTTTGTTCATTGGAACTGGTCAAACAGTGATCCCTGGGTGGGATTTGCCTTGGCGGGCATTGGCAACGGTAGCTCCAGTTGAGGAGGCTTCCACATAGCACATGGTTTTCTCAACTTGTCCATGTAGTCACGCATATGGCGGGTTCCGGGGCTTTCGCCGTCCCAAATGCCAATGCCAACTTGAGCACGCTGAGCCATGTCAATGTTGCGCTTGATCACTGCACTGCGATCCAGCTTCCCGCCTGGTGTCCAATCCGCGTTCAGAACGCTCACTGGGAGGTAATTGGCGCGTGTCCAATCCTCTGCCAGGGTGTCAATCCCGCCAGCACCACCAACGATCACCTCATCGATGTCTTCAATGGTCAACTCCAGTTCAACCAGCTTTCGAGCGATGACTTCAAACACCAGGTCACGATCCTTGATAGACCGGGAGCCGAATATCACCAGCTTAATCATGCTCGCCAGGGAACTCATAGCGACGACCCATGCGGTATTGAGTCTGGATTTCCCACTCAGCACGTTCGCCGTGGGACAACACCTTCAAGTCACCCAGGTTCGAGCGGCTGGCGATGACGATCATCTCAGGCTTCAGAACTTCCACCATGTTCCAGTCCATCAACAGTCTGATGATCTTCGATTGGCGGTCAATGTCATGTTGACCAATGTGGTTCTCGCCACCGTCCAGGCAATACAGGAACTTGTAGTGGCAGATGTAGTACCGGCCTTGTTTGTGGAGAATATGGCAGGTCTGTATCAGGGTCTTGTCGCGCTTGGTACTTTCCACACCGATGCGCTGCAGGGTCTCCCGGATACGGCGGAACACTGTGTCTGCGTCACCAACCAGCTTCACTTCCACCATATGGTCCATCACAGCTGCCAGCGAGAGACCGCGTTGGCTGATGATGTTGTAGGGGTGTACGGTTTTGATGTCGTTCATGTTCATGCTTTCTTCCTTCCCATTTGACCACCCTTGTCTTCCAATCCACGCAGGAATGTCAGATCATCAGGAGACAGTAGTTTCAAGTGCTCAGCTGCTCGTTCCAGGTTCACCTGGTATGCGCGTTGTACCAACAGGAGATCTTCACTGGTCTCCTCCTTCTTGGGCCACTTCGAGAAGCGCTTGGACTTCTTCACGGAGTGGAACAGATAGGCATAGTGCATTTCCTTGTCGGTAATGACTGCCTTGTTTGCTTCTTGGGCGAACAACACCGTGTTCAGCGACTGTGCAACGCCACGGTTGATGATGAACGGGTTGTACGCTTTGAAGGCTTCTTCAGACTCCAACAGAGCGGGGTTGCCCCCGTTCTCGTTGATAGCCTTCAGGAAGTCGAATAAAGTGGGCGCTCCCATGATCGCTCCTTACGCCTTGAACGATGTTTCCATCATCAGAGTCGTCATCAGTGCGAGGAAGTGCACATAACGATCCGGGACGGTGGCGTGGTGGCGTTGATAGTCGTTCAAGATCAGGATGGCTTGAGGGATCGACTGAGGGACCAGGACACTCTGAAACGTCTTGAAGGTCTTGCCGTAGAAGTCGTCACCCAGGCGCTCGAAGTTGTTCACGCACCAGGTCTTGACCTCATCATACTTCTTCGCCTTCATGGCTTCGATCAGGGCGGCAGTATCAGCACCAGCCAGACGGCCCAGAATGCCGGCGTCAATGACGTTGTCGTTGCCCTTGGCGTATACCTGCAGGGTCTTCAGAATCTTGCGGTTGTCCGGGGCGAACTTCTTCACAACCTGGATCACAGACGCCTGGTCATAGGTCACACCTTCCAGAGCCAGGATTTCAAACACACGCTTACACATCTGCGCGGCGAGCTGGACTTGTTCCTGATTGCTGTACACGAAGTCATACTCATCACAGCGCGATCGCAGCGGCTCGATGATACGAGATTTGGCGTTGCAGGTGATGATGAAGGAGCAGTTAGAGCTGACCTGCTCAACCAGACCCTTCAGGGAGTCCTGAGCGGCTACGGACAGACGTTCGCCCTCATCCAGGATCACCACTTTCTTGTTCTGGTTGAACAGGCTCGCAGTCGTTGCGTATTGAACGACCTTCACGCGGATGTCCTCGATGGAATTATCCATCGAGGCGTTGATGAACAGGGGCTTGATGCCCTGCTCTTCGCAGACGGCCTTCGCCACAGTGGTTTTGCCGGTGCCGGGGGATGGGCTGTAGAACAACATCGACGGCACGCCGCCCTCCTGGATGCTCTTCAGGAGGGTATTCTTCAGGTGCTCTGGGATGATGACTTCTGCCAGGCGGCTTGGGCGGTAACGCTCCTCCCACAGGAGGTGTTCTGGACGGGTTGCGGTGACAGTCATGGATGTAGTCTTTCTATAGTTTAAGGTCAAGATAGGCGAATCATACGCCCATCTTGACGAGAAGTCTAGTGGCTTTTTTAGATAGCAGCCACCAAAGCACGTGCGAGGTCATACAGAGACTCGACTTGCGTGATGCCGTAGCGTTGGCAAATCACATCAACGTTGCCCTTGCGCCAGTAGCCTTCCGGGCAGCAAACGATGGCTTTCGATGGATCCATCGCTGCGACGATGCCCAACTCAGCCAGGGTGATTGGGGACTTCGAGCCGGGAGCAAGGTAGACAATCACCAGGTGGGCAGATTCAATCCCATCCAGCTCCCAGTTCACTTGGCCATTGAACTCAGGGTTGTCGATGCTTTGTTCCCAGGAAGAGTCCCAATCATCCCGACGCGGGTTCAGGATCATCAGATTGTCAATGGAGTTCACCATCTCAGCAAACTCAGCTTGCCAATCCGCCGAAGCGCCCATGTCGATTGTCCCTGCCAGAAAGACCTTGATCTTTCCAGCAACAGTCGGGACAACCATCGGAGGTTTGAAAACCTCCGCCATGTTATACTTTCTCCAGGCCCACGTACACGGTGACCTTGCGGGTCTTGTGTACGAACTTGGAAATGCCGGCCTTGCAGATCGTGACTTGGTAGTCGCCGCCTGGCAGGATCAGGTTGTCGAACTTGATCTTGTAGGAGCCGTCCGGGGCGTTGGTTGCGTCATCCTTCAGCTCAATCAAGGAGTCGCTGGAAGCGTCACCGATGTCCGGGCTGGTGGTGGTCAGGTATGCCTTGCCGTCAGTCACACGGAATTCCAGAACCTTGTGACCCAGGACAGCCGCCATGCGTTGCAGGTTCTTCAGCTCATCGCTGTTCAGGTCCACTTTCAGGTCTTCTGACGGCAGTTGGATTTGACGACCTGGGTGGGTGACGAATTCGTTGGCCGTGAACTTGTAGTTCACCTTCGTGTTACCTTGCTTGACTTCCACGTAGTTCTGGCCGTTGAAGATCAGGTCAGCGTCCTTCAGGTTGTCCAGGTTCAGAACCGACAGGAAGCGGCTCATCTCATAGATCGAGAAGGTTTCAGGGAAGGTCTCGCCAATTTCGGCTTCCAGGATGATCACGCCCGACTCGGACACAGTCTTGATCAGGTTGCCGGCCTCGAACTTGAGGCTGTTGTTGATTTGCGATGCGACCTTCAGCAGGTCTTTGGTCTCTTGACTCAGTTTAACGATTTGGCTCATGGATGGTAGTTCCTTTCGGTGTAAGTGATAGGGCGTATTATACGCCAGGTGGATTTAACAGTAAAGCATGGGTGGCGGGATCAACGTCAAGGCTAAACTCAACTGCGAAGCCTGGGTATGTGATGTCCCGGCCAGGTACAAAGGTGTTGCGTTTGTGGTTCATGTCCTTCTGGGATACATCGTGAATGCTCCCATACTCCTTCGTCAGGGAGAAGATCAGCAGAGGACAATGAGCCAGCATCGACAGTTGGAACATCGGCTCCAACTCGAAGGATTGGACAAACGTGTTGTGGACTACCACGTGGCGACCGAACATGATGTGTTGAGCCGCGATGGCGTTACACCAGCGATGGGCTTGAGCCAGATAATCCTTGTTGTAGTACCAGCCAACGTCACGATCTTGCGTGAAGAAGTCATCCGCACAGATGTTGTTGGGGCTGAGTTGTTCAGCCAGAGTCGTCTTCCCTGTTCCTGGGATGCCGCGCACTACACAGAGTACAGGCCCGACAGAGTGATCAGCCACTCCTGCCAGGATGCTCATCGGGGTGTCGCGGTGTTGTTGGATTGTAGACAGGTCGATCATGATCAGTGGGCGATGATTGGAAGGCTCAACATTTCCTTGTAGACTTGCTCCAAGGAGACCGGCTTGCCGTACACGTCCCAACCCACATCGATGGCTCGACCGGGGTGACCAGATGGCTTACCATGTAGGTGACCGTGAACGTGCATAGCCCCACGATGCTGTTGGTCAAACTCCAAGATCGGATAGTGACACAGGACGAAGCGTTGTTTGACTGGCCCGTCTTCTGTTGGTACCAACAGCGTCAGGGACATCAAGTCACGACAGAATTCAAACAGATCGCGGAACTGAGGATGCTTGATCAACTTCGCATCGTGATTCCCAATCACCAGACCCTGATCGCCGTTCAAGCGTCGCATGTAGCCCAGGGTCTTCTCCAGGTTAGTGAAGGAGACATCACCCAGTATGAATGTGAAGTCTTTTGGCCCTACATACTGGTTGAAGGTCTCAATCACACCCTCGTTCATTTCATCCACAGACTTCCAGGGGCGGGTCTTAGGACACCACTTCATGATGTTGGCGTGTTCAAAGTGCAGATCAGAGGTGAACCACACTCGCTCATAGCGGGACAGGTCCATTATTCCCCCATAGCTTCATCATCAAACGCCTCCAGAACAGCACGCATGAACTTCAGGCGCTCTTGTTCGTTCATGCGGATGAAGAATACTGTATCTTGTCGCAGAGCGCCGAGCATCTGGAGCAGAGCCTGGTTGTCCTTGTACAGGTACTCGAACTCATGAGACCAGAGGATTTTGCTGATGACGTCATTCTTGGCGCGGGCCAGCTTCTTCATAGCCACATAGCGGCGGGACTTGACCTTCAGTGGGTAGCAGCGCGTGTCGGTATCGGTATTCAGGTTGAACCAGACAACAAAGCCTTCGTGATCGACAGTCTCACATTGCTTCTTGATGTCGCCCATGGTAACGCCTTCTTGAGGATGCTCAAAGAAGAAGTCAGCCCCGGCTTGCTTGAAGCTGTCCAGGATTTCGTCACGGTAATACTTGGACACCATGAGGTTGTAATCAGAGTTCCAATCCACGACACGAGCGGCCAGCAGGTACAGACCAGGAACCTCAACAGCGATGTGAGGATCAGAAGGGTCGCACACCTCGAATGTGAAGGTCACATCAGCCCACTCTTGGAAGATCGGGATCATGTTCTCAGTGATATAGGAGGCTCCCAGCTTCGCATACTCGGAAGTGGTAGTGCCAGTGGTGCCGATGATGAGTTGATTCAACTTCTTCGACCAGGTCACATCCAGCATGAAGCCGTTGCGTTTGATAAACGCACATACCGGGTAGTCATCAGGCAGGTCTAGACCCATCTCACCCACGTTGAACATCTTCGGCAGTGGCATGTTGACAGGTTGTAGGTCTTGGGT